CAGGCCGCCGTCGCAACGACCGCGATCACCACGGCCGCGATCACCACGACCACGAACGCTTACGGCTATGCGACGACAACGCAGGCGAACAATATCGCCGTCATCGCTGACGCTTGTCGGACCCTGGTTAATCAACTTCGATCCGATCTGGTGACCCTGGGCCTGATCAAGGGTTCGTGATCATGATAAATCGTCGGCGGATAGCCCGCGCACGCGAAAAGGGTTTCCCGAGCCCCTGCCGCCGACGTCTATCGGGATACTCAACGGGGGAGTATGCATGAAGGTCTTTATCGCTACACCAACTTATGATGGGAAGGTCGTCAAGGGCTACGAAGCATCCTTGAAAGCAACCCTGGCCGAATGCAAACGAAACGGTTTAGAAGTGGAATGGAAGCCTTTTAGTGGGTGCTGCTACCTTCCGCTTGCCAGAAACAAGTTGGTCGATCAGTTCCTAAAATCCGGGGCAACCGATCTAGTGTTCATCGATGCCGACATCGAGTGGTTTCCCGACGACTTCTTTAGGTTGCTCTCGCACCCCGTGGACATTGTGGGCGCCGCGTATCGACACAAGACGTTTGAGGAAACTTACCCGGTATGGCTCCGAACAGATAGTGACGGGCGCCCGATTTTCGCGGGCCTGTCCGATCTCCTGGAGTGCTGGACTCTGCCAACCGGCTTTCTGCGTATCGCTCGGCGCGTGTTCGAACAGATGGACCTGCACTACAAAGACGCGCTTGAAGTGAAAGAGTTCAGCGGCGAAGCTCAATTGATCGGTGGGTTTCGGAACTACTTCGATACACGGCACGAGGGATATCTCTGGTGGGGTGAGGATAATTTTTTCTGCAAACGCTGGACGATGGAAATGTCCAGAAACCTCTACGTGGACCCGCATATCGTTCTGGTGCATTGGGGAATGTCGGCTTCAGGAATCGACGAACCGTTCATCGGAGATTACCACGACTATCTATCGCGGCTCCCCGGGGGTGCGAACGACCCGGGTTATCACGAGAACCGGATTGAGGGATACACTGCGCTTCGAGAACTTCAGTGGTTGTTCACCACGGCAAAAAGCATGGACTCGATTGTCGAGATTGGGTCATTTCGCGGGCGCTCCGCACACGCTTTGTGTTCCGGTACGCGTGGCCTGGTCTACTGCGTCGATCTATGGGACCACGACATAGCGGTCTGGAAGGACGCTAATGGGACGGAAACCAAATCGGTGAAGCTGGAGGATTTTCTCGAAAATATGCGGGGCTTCATTAACTGTGTTCCCTTTCAGGCGTCGAGCCTCGAAGCCTCGAAACGGCTTCCCGATATCGATATGGTGTTCATCGACGGAGACCACGGCAAAGAACAGGTCCGTGCTGACATTGATGCGTGGTTGCCCAAGTGCCGGAAGATCATCTGCGGGCACGACTACAACTATTACGGCTGGCCGGAAGTCGCAGCCGTGGTCGATGAGATTTTCGGCGACCGGGTGCGCTCCATCGGGACGATCTGGTACGTCGATCTGGAGGAATAAGCATGAGCGGTCTGTTCGGAACGCCGAGCATCCCGGAGCAGAAAAGCCCGTTGATTGAGGCAAAGTCCGTGGACGAGTCCGCCGCCAATGCCGCCGAAGCAGAGCGTAGAAGGCGGGCTGCGGCATACGGGCACCAGCAAACCATTCTGACGGCGGGCAAAGACCTGGGGAATGCCCCTGTGCGTCGCAAGACTCTTCTCGGGGGTGCGTGATGGCGTCGGAAACTGAAATCGCTGCGATGGCAATGGTTCTGCTCGGACAACCGCCGATCATCGATATCGATGACACGTCGGTCCCGAATGCCGTCAAGTGCAAGGCCGCGCTGCCGATAACCCGCGATGCGATGCTCCGGGAATATCCCTGGGCTTTTGCGATTGCGCGGATCGATCTGACCGCGGACGTATCGGCTCCGGCGTTTGGGTACTCGTACAAATTTCAGCTTCCGGCCGATTGCTTGCGCGTGCTTGGGGTCAGCGACAACAGCACGCCCTACGTAATCGAGGGGCAATACCTGTTCGCGGATGTCGATGCGATATCCGTCAGGTACGTACAGCGGGTCATCGCGGCGGGCATGTTCGATTCGCTGTTCACCGAATGCCTAGCGATTCGACTTGCTCGTGATCTGGCCTATTCGATTCTCAAAAAAGCCTCGATGGTGCAGGCTATGAATGATCTCTACCGCATGACGGCTCCGGTTGCGCGGGTCGTGGATTCCATCGAATCCCGCCGGGACGAAACGGACGATACGGCCGTCAGTTCCTGGGTCCAGGCGAGGAGGTAGCATATGCCCCCGGCACATCCCATGCAGACGTCGTTCAATGCCGGTGAGTGGTCGCCTCGGATGGACGGGCAGGTCGATCACGACAAGTACAGATATGCGTGCCGGAAGATGGAGAATTTCGTTTGCCTTCCGCAGGGGCCAGCGAAAAGTCGCCCCGGATTCAAATACGCTGCATCGACCAAACTCGGAACAGTCGCATCCCGGCTCATCCCTTTCGTGTTTTCCAACACACAATCCTATGTGCTGGAGTTCGGAAGGTACTACATCAGGTTCTATATGAACCGTGGGCAAATCGTATCCGGCGGCGTCCCATATGAAGTGGCGACACCTTATGCCGCGGAGGACGTCGCGGGGTTGCAATGGGCTCAAAGCGCCGATGTCATGTACCTGTTCCACCCTGACTATCCTGTTCATAAGCTGTCCCGCTCCGGGCATACGTCGTGGACGCTGACGCCTGTTGACTGGGAGGATGGGCCGTACCTGTCGCAGAACTCCGACATGGGTATCCACCTGAAATCTTCCGCGGTATCGGGCGCGGGCGCTACGATCACCGCGCAATACCGCTATGCATCGGATACGTTTGGAACCTGGGACGGGACACCGGCAGCTGCGGTTCCGGCGTTGACAACCGCGCTGCACGTTGCCGGGTGGATGTTCACGGCGCCGACCGATGGGTTGCTCCAGTCCGTTAAGGTGAATTGCGTATCCGGAGCAGCGGCGCCTGATCTGGTGACTGCTTACCTGTATTCCAATAACGCGGGTTCTCCGGGAACCTTGCGCGGAACCTGCACTGCCGCGGTAGACTTCGACGCCGCCGGGGAAAAGATTTTCACGTTCTCCAGCGAAGCCCTCACCTCGGGGCATGTGTATTGGATCGTGCTGGAGATTGCGACCCCGGATGATGCGGTAACTCTGGGTGCCGTGGCTCACGATGCGGCTTACGGGTCGGGCACGCACGCGACGACTATCACGTCCATCACGGACAACTTGGGCGCTGCAGGTGAGTTCCAGGCGGAGATCACATATCAACCGACGGGTGCCGCCAGCGTGTTCGAGGCGGGTCATGTCGGGTCTATCTGGCGAATGCGGCATTCCGGGCAGAGTTTGAGTCACGGATTCGGAAGCGTAAGTTCCTCGGCGGCTATTCAAATCCACGGAGAATTCACCGTGGATATCACGGTTAATGCAAGCTGGGAGGGGCGGGTAATCCTGGAGTCCTCGGCAAATGACATCGATTGGGTCAAATGCGCCTCATTCGGAACCAGCACAAAGCAGGAGTTTTTCGAGCCGGAAACTATGTACTACCGGTTCCGATGCACAGAAACTTCCGGGGGGTTTGCGCGCGCCGAGGCGTACCAAATCGAACAGTGGGGCGTTTTCGAGGTCACGGGTTACGGGTCCGCATCGCACGTCACGGCAACGATCATTTCGCCGCTGGCATCCGTCGCGGCGACTCCGTATTGGTGCGAGGGGGCGTGGTCGGATGTGCGCGGCTACCCGCGTACCGGGTGCTTTCGAGACGAGCGGTTGTGGCTCGCCGGGACCAAGTATCAACCGCAGACCTTATGGGGCTCCTGGGTGGGGGACTACGAATGCATGGCCCCGTTCGACCGGGACGATGCCGCCGTGCAGTTTGATTTGGTGGAATTCTGCAACCCTATTCTGTGGATCGTTTCGCATAGTTCCTTTCTGGTCGGCTCCTCCGGCGAGGAGGCACGGCTTGCCACCCGCAAGACCGAACCCATTTCGCCGAGTAATCCGCTGGTGACGGAAATCCAGACGACGCACGGGACGCAAATCAACACACGACCGCTCAAGGTGGGTCCGGCTGTGTTGTTCATCCAACAAGGCGGCCACAAGGTCCGTGAGGCGGCGTATGCATTGGAGTCGAACGGATACGTTGCGGCGGATCTCTCCATCCTGGCGGATCACGTAGCTTCCGAGGGGATTATTGATTTCGCCTATCAGCAAGAGCCGTATAGCATCGTTTGGTGTGCGCTGTCCGATGGTCAGTTGGTTGGAATGACGTACTACCCGGCGGAGAAAGTCATCGGATGGCACAGGCATCCATGCCAGGGCAATATCGAGTCGGTCTGTGTGATTCCCGCGTATATCGGCGACACCGAGGAGACGCGAACCGAACTGTGGGTAATCCGGCAACTGGTCATCCGTGGCAGCACAGTTAGATACGTCGAGTATATGAAAAGCCATGAGAACCTTGATGATATCAAGGCTTACTTCTGCGTCGATTCCGGCCTGACCTACTACTCCACCACGACGCCGGTGTCTCGGGTTACCGGTCTGGATCATCTCGCGCAACGCACTGTGGCGATTTGCGCGGACGGTGCTCCGATGGCCGAGCGGAAGGTGACGCACGATGCCTCAGACGGAACCTGGGGCGTCGATCTCGACAGTGAAGCCTCGTGGGTGCATGTCGGGCTGCCGTACACCTGCGAACTTATACCGATGCGCATGGAAGCTGGGGCAGCGGACGGCACGGCTCAAGGCCGCGTGAAGGAAATCGAGCGCGTGAAAGTGCGCATCTTGAATACGGTCGGCGGAAAGATCGGGAGCTGCGCGGATGATCTGGTGGACATCTCGCCATACATCGAAGGCTCATATCTGGCCGATACGGCCCCCGAACTTCAGAGTGGGGACACGACGGTGGACGGATGGCCGGGGAACGCCGACACGGACGGGACGATAATCATTCGCCAGGA